TATCACCTGATTCTAATGCTTGTTCTACTGCATGTAAACCCTTGTACTTAGGAAGTAATGATGGATGTACATTTATGATAGGACATGGAAACTCTAATGGTTTCTTAAGTACCCTCATATACCCTGCTAATATAACAAGATCAACCCTCCATGCCTTGAAGAGTTGAATCATTTGATCTTCATCTTTATGTGCGATTCTACAATGAGGAATCCCAAATTTATCTGCTCGTCTAGCAGCACCACACTGTTTGGTATTGTGTATCATTAACACAATCTCATGTTTCATTTGTGGGTAACGTATAATGTTCTCGAAGTTAGTTCCTTCACCAGAACACATGACTCCTAATCGCATATTTACCTCGGTGGTTAGTTATTCTTCGGGTATCAATCTCTTATATTTTTCGTATAGTTCTCCTATCTTTGGTTCTGTAGCACGACTCTTCCACAGTTGTGTAAGAATCACGGTCATATCTTCCATTGGAACTACCATTGAAAGAGATCCGTTAGCATAAGGTGGTTCTGGTCTAGTCATTTGAATACAGCATTAACACTAATAACTCTCGCATTAGGATTCCTAGCCAATGCTACTTGCCTAGCTTCCTCATAGTTTCTAGCGATAACAGTCTCTGTGAACTGTGTACCTGCTACGTAGAGTTTAACTTCGATTTTCATAGTTCAAAAGGACTAGTTCTTTACGGTCTTGTTGTTCTCTCATATAATCCCCAACAGTACGCATACTATAAGTATGAGCAAACTCGGCAGCATTCCAATCTTGAAATCGATCTCGTACCACCTGACTGCTATTATATGATATTAACATAGGGGATGTAAAGGTATCACAATCAGAAGCAAACTGATCATGATCGAAGTGCTTATGCATAGCACCTCTCTTCCCATATATAGGGATCTTAATGTCATATGGTGGATCTAAGTAAGTGAATATATTCTTATCATCGCATAACATTCTCTCATAAGAAAGATTTGTTATTGTCCAGTTCTGAATGAGCTCTGAGTATTCCGATAGTCTCTCAATACCTCTGAAGGAGAAATTGCTTTCTGATGCTTGAGAGGAGAAACTCGACGATTCAGTGAGACCAGAGAAACTGCACTTGTTAACAATATAAAAATTAACGGCACGATCAAATGGGGATGTTTCTCGATCATTTATCTTCTCCTTACTTTCAGTAAATAATTCTTTAGCAGTACCTGGATCAGGATACATATTTTTCTTCATCAAGATAGCGTCTTGTAATTCCTGACCACTATCCCTAAGTTCACACCAGAAATTATATAATGGTTCATATAGATCATTGACCCATACCTCAAGATGAGGATACCTTTTTACAACTTCTAATGCTACTGAACCACCTCCTAGAAATGGTTCTCTATACTCTTTATAATCTTTAAGATCAGGTATGTACTGGAACAATTTAGTAGTTGCTCTAGACTTACCACCAGGATATCTTAAAGGTGTTTTTAATGACTTAGTTGTTACCATAAGCAACCTCATTAAGAGTAAACAAACTCATCAGTTCTAAATGAGCAGCACATACATTTGTATCTGCTTCACCACCAACCTGACGATCTACAATAGTAACGATACGTTCAACAACAAGACCTGCATCACGTAATACATTGACTGCCTTTATAGCAGAGTTACCTGTAGTAACTACATCTTCCAACACCACAACCTTAGATCCTTTTGATGGTATTGGTCCCTCTATCTGTGATGCTGTACCATGACCTTTAGGTTCTTTACGAACAATTAAAGCATCTAATGGTTTCCATGCTTGATAAGAATGCATAGCAACACCTGATACTAGAGGGTCAGCACCAAGAGTTAATCCTGCTACTGCTTTAACATCTTTATCAATAAAGTCTAACATAGATGATGCTACATTATAAAGACCCTCACCTGATAAGGTTACAGGTTTACAATTAACATAATGATTTGTTTCTCTACCAGAAGAAAGAGTAAACTCACCTTGCTTATAGCATCTAGTTCTAAGTAACTCTAGTAAACGATCATTTGGAATCATCTCCACTCAACTCCTAACATAATTTCAGTTAAACAAGCAAGAGTGTTAATCTCTTGGTCAGCAACAAACTGAATTTGGTACTGATACTTTGCAATGATGATTACTGTGTTTGGAACAGAAGCACCTGTAGCATGATCGTACATAACATCGTAGATCTTACGCATGACTTGATATGGATCATGATCCATGTACTGATGAACCCATGCTTTAACTGTCTTATAATTCCTATCCTTCATTGCTCGGATAAGATCGTCAGTATTGATATCACTAATGTCCTGTAGAATATCAGATTCTATAGTACCCTTAGCAGCATGTCTCTGAGTCTCATTAAGTAACCTTCTCCAATCGGGATAGTATCTCCTAATGAGTTTAGCAAGTACTTTATCTTGAGCAGTTATATTCTCCTTGTTGAGAATATCTTTAAGTCTAGTAAAGAACTCTGTGCTAAGAACATCCTTTTCAGATGCCTTGATCCTAAAATCAACCACAGTACATCGTGACTTGATAGGATCAATTAGACGATTAATATAGTTGCAGGTAAAGATGAATCTACAGTTACTATGAAACTCCTCTATTGCTGCTCTAAGGATCATCTGAACATCAGCAGTCATATTGTCTGCCTCATCCAGTATGACCACCTTGTGAGTGGTTGTAGAGGTCAATGAGACTGTTGTAGCAAATGTCTGTACTTTGTTCCTTATGGTCTCAAGGTATCTTCCTTCATCAGAACCATTGATTATGATGTAGGATGCACCTAACTCTTCACAGAGAGCACGTGCTACTGTTGTCTTACCTACACCAGCACTACCTGATAATAGTAGGTTGGGAATCTCACCTTGCTTAAGGAATCCAAGAAATGATTTCTTTGTGTTCTCTGGTAGAATACATTCATCGATCTTCTTGGGACGATATCTCTCAACCCAAAGAAAATCTTGCTTCATTTAGGCTCCAATGCTACGAAGTATTTAAGTTGAACATCTTCGTTGTTACCGAAGATTCTAGTCACTGTCCATTCAGATAACATTTGATCTGAAACACGAACTCTATAATCAGCACCCTTAGTATATACTAGAAGGTTATCCATCTTCATATGAAGATTATAGTCACCAGTACATTCTGCATTTGATAAATCAAATTTACATTTGTTACTGGTATCATTCTCTCTATCAGACAACCTAATAAATGGTTTCTCATCCTTACTAGCAAACGTAAGATCTCTCAAGGTCAATGTGTTAGAAAGATCAAGTACTTTCTTCAGTTGTTCTTGTGGGAAATCAAACTCAATGTTTGCACCTGGAAAATTAACAGTCTTGTCTGGAGCAACCTTCAATGTAATCTCAGGATCACTGTAATAATATCTTACACTAGCACCCTTACTACGGATAACAACATAATCCTCATTCAAAAATTCAAGTATGGGTAGTTCACCAGTCTGAGACTTTAGAGTCCTAATAGCAGACAAGAACTGACTCAAGTCATAGATAGCAAAATCTCTTGGCCAGTATTCTTCACCTTCATACTCAGCAAGAACATTCTCTGCATTAGCAATCGTCTTAATTGTGTTACCTTTTTTAAATACAATCGATGAATTGATAGTAGAAAAATTCTCTAGGATTGAATATGTTTGGTTTGATAATTGTACTGTACTCATTTGTCATAATCAACGGTGAATGATGTAGCTCCACTCTGCAATGATTGATGCTGTGCAGTCTTATCATTGAAGTGAAGTAGGAGCAGACCATAATGGATAATCTTTATGATATCCTTACGTGCTGTTCCTTTTCTGTCGTAACGTGATGCATACTTTAGAACATTACTTCTACAGAATGCTTCAGCATCACCTACAGAATCAATGAGGTCAAGAGTCTGTACGTTACCGACAGAATAATGACCTCTGTATGTTTGACTAATGTAATCGTGAACCTCTTTCAAAAGTTCGTCTTCATTGTATTTCAAGGATTCCATACATAACTTATTTCATTATGATAGCACTGAATGGTGTTTCCGTCAAGATCAACCATACGAATTTTGTGCCTAGGACTTGAAGGGGATCCAACCCCTTCAAGAATTTTAGCGTAACGTCCATCTCTTAGAGAAACAACGTGACCTAGATATCCGTTTTTACTCGCCATCGGTTTCCTCCAGATCTACTTTAGCATCAATCTTATCATATAGATCAACAAAGGACTGCTTAGTCTCCTCATCAAATCTATTTACACATACCTGTATCGCTTTAACACGATTGTTCCAGATTGCAAAGGCACGAATGATGTGTACCAGTCTACGAGTAGAGATAACTTCATCGATACCACCATCCTTAAATGTCTTGCGAATAATATCAGACCAGTTGGAAAGATTCTCACAGAACTCTTCATCAAGTACACCTAGGTTAGCAGAAACCTTCTCAAGGATTCTCTGCTCAGTCTTAGGAGTAGGATAATCTTGCTCAAAAGTCAATGCGAACCTTTCGAGGAAAGCTTCATTAAGAACATTTGTACCAATAAAACGTCCATCATCTGAACCCTTACCTTTAGTATTAGCAGTTGCAATAACATTGAATCCTACCTTAGGTCTGACCACTTTACCGATTTTTTTGAGGAACACCCCTTTACCTTCAAGAATGGATTGGAGGCATAGGACTTTGTTACTAGCCAAGTCAATCTCATCGAGTAACAAGATTGCTCCTCGTTCGAGTGCTTCAACGACAGGTCCGTTATGCCAAACAGTTGCCCCATCAACAAGACGGAACCCACCAATAAGATCGTCTTCATCAGTTTCAATAGTAATGTTTACACGAAT